AGACTTTCGTATCACCAAATCCTAGTTTTCTTACCTGTTTATTGGTAGGTTTCGATATTGGTAAACATATATCCCTGTAACTATCCACCCATTTATTTCCGTCATGTGCCCTCCATTTTATTTCATACTTCTCCAGCATCTTTCTACACAGAACACATGGTATAGATGTTGCATCTCCATGTATATTAGTCCGAGATATGATCATCTGTCCATGTTTTCGTCGCAACCATCGTTTAAATGAATGAGGTTTATTTCCATCCTTTATACACTCTCTATATAATCTACGTATCACCTGCCTCTCGGCACATAAGTGACTAGTACTGGTTGTTATAATATCACCATCTTTTGACATATGACTTCTCACAACACAATACTTCATATTCGTACTTTTCGCTATGTTAATTTTTACTTAGGTCTTTTTTTTTCTATGTTATATAAATGAAGTATAGACCCATTCAGATTATATCAACAGAAGCTATTATAATAGGTGTATTAAATTTTATAATATATATGATATTAAAACGATATACAAATCTATCAGTAAATATGAAATTATTATTGGGTGGTGCACTAATTCATATTTTATTTGAATTTTCTGGTGCAAATGAGTTGTGGTGTCGGACTACATATGAATAAATTTACAGGAGGGGGGGGTAACCATCGAAACATTATCTTAGTAAAGTTAATGTACGAGACTTCTTACAATAGGCGTGAGTGTCAAACTGGTATAATACATATAGGATATGGTGCATTTCACCGTGCTCATCAAGCTGTGTATATAGACGATTTTATGGAACAGACCGGTGACCTTCGTTGGGGTATTGTAGCAGTTAATTTACGCAATGAAGGTTTTCGTGAAATAGATAAATATATAGTTAAAACCCCATCGAAAATAAGAATGGTAAGATCTCACCTAGACTATATCGATTGGAGTAAAAATCGTATAGTAGCTAAGCACATGTTAACACTGCCAAGTGTCCAACTCGTCACTATTACTATTACTGAAAGTGGTTATGCTCCTGGATCTCCTTTGTATGAATATCTGGCTTGTGGTTTACGCAATAGGAATACACCCATAACAATTATGAGTTGTGACAATATACGCAAAAATGGTTTAGTTTTAGAAACACAATTTTTGGCATATTTATATCAAACAAATCAGCATGAATTAGCCGAATGGGTTCGTTTAAATGTAGCTTTTCCATGTTGTATGGTTGACAGAATAACACCCCGATCATCTGAAAAAATGCGTAACGACATTGAAAAAACATACCCAGGATTTGGAGGTACCGCAGTGCAGACAGAAGATTACTCACAATGGGTCATCGAAGATAAATTCATGACAGACTTCCCAGATTTATCGTCTCTTGGTGTAACCATTACCAATGACATTAATCCATATGAAGAAACTAAAATAAGAATTCTCAATGGAGCCCATACTTCGTTAGCTTATATGGGAGTTCTCTCTGGGTATGAAAGATTTGATCAGGTTATGAACGACGAAATTCATAGGCAACATTTCAGGGAATTACAAAAAGAGGAGATTATCCCGTCGATCGATATCGAGTTACCATTTGATATATACGATTATGTTAGTAATGTAGAAGAGCGGTTATCATCCGAATTGAATATGGACGAGTTAGAAAGAATATGTTTTGATGGTTATACAAAATTTCATACATTTGTCGTACCTTCATTAGAAAAGTGTTTAGAAATGTGTAAGAAACCGATACGTATATATAAAAGTATAGCGGCATGGTATATATACGCTCGAAAATTTGCAAAAGGGTGTTCAAAAATCAAATATAGTGAACCTAATTGGTTATTACTCGAACCTCTACTCGCAACCGATAAAATAGACGCGTTTGTAACCAATGAACGATTATGGGGAGAGCTGCCCAAGAAATATAGAACATTCTCAAGAGATCTGAAAACTGTCCTCATGTCAAATACATTTGAGAATGAGATCGATTTACTTGTATGTGAATAAAATGTCAATATATTATAATGACGCCATACAAAAATCGAAATCAAAATCGAAATAGTTTGGAAATAGGAAATATTAATCAAAATAACATGGGGATGAGGTACATAAATCAAAATAATGCAAGGGGTGTATACCTTAGAAGGCGTTCAGATAATGGACCCACTTCCGATAAGCGCGTGAAATCGTTATTTAATATGTATGATATGAATTCACCAGGAAGAACTAATAAACGTAGTTTATCAAACAACAGGAGAAAGAATTTAAATGGTCGATTAGACGTGGTAATTGACATGGCTAAAGATGCAATGGTTTACGTTCATAAAAAACATCCAAGGTTTAAGGATAGTGGTCGTTATAGGTTTTTACGACGAACGCGTGAAACTGCGAAAGAATATCGCAAAAAACCCAATGTTAATACATATATCATAGAAGGTACCATCAGATCACTGTATAACAGTATTCGCGGTATGAGAAGTAATTTAAATCTACCTGGAAATAGATTTCCGAGTCGCAAATTGTTTAAAAAGCGTCGATAAATATCATGATTTAGCGTCATGATAACTATTTTTTATATAACGTAAGCACTTCAGAAACTGCATCGTGGCGTATTACATCTTCATGTGACATGTCGACGTAATTAATATATTCCATCGCATTATGATCTATAATATTCGTTATATCTTCTAAACCATTTTCACATAAAAGATCACTTTGATCCATATCACCAATTACAACCATCTTAGAATTTTCCCCTAGACGAGTAAGTAACATTTTCATCTGCTTAGGTGTACTATTTTGCATTTCATCTGCTATAAGGAAGACATTATTAAATGTTCGACCTCGCATAAAACCTAGTGGTTCTATATCGACGCGAGATTGAACTTGATTGTGAGTAAGATACTGCTCCACGAACTCTATCATGGGCATCGCCCATGGTTCCATTTTACTTCCCATGTCACCGGGTAAATATCCTAGATCTTCGTCTGCAGCTACCACTGGTCGTGTGAAAATTATCCGATCATATCGTCTTTTAGATAACTGTATACATGCTTCCTGACATGCGAGTAGAGTTTTACCAGAACCAGCGGGACCTGTTGCTATTGTGATAGGTTTTATAGATTGTATGGATCGTAAATATGTACATTGACCAGATGTTTTCGGAAATTGCATTATACAATATATTAAGGTTTTTAATCTCGTAAATAATATGCATGACAGGTTTCTATTTTATAACACTGGAGTATGTGGGTGCTGCTACAATTATCGATCCTAAATCACAAGGGCGATTTATATGTTTTAAAGATAATAAAATTGCTACATCGTATGCAAAATACATATCAAACCAAAAATACAAATACGGTAAGTGGCCGCGTATAGATCTATCTACAAAAACGATGTCTGTTGTACATTCAAGTGTTAAATATGAAAGTGCTGATGATTGTGAAAAAAAATTAAGTATGAGCTATAAGACATGGGAAGATCTAAATAAAATGACATCTAGTACCGGTATACAATATTTCTTATGTAGCGATTTTAGACATCAGGGTGATTCATCATTTAAAATACAGGGTGTAGATATTGATGGTGAAATTGACAAAGTAATTTATACAGATCATCTTGAATATAATATAAAGAATATATAACTATAATGTATATATGACATCATTAGTAACTGGGTTCGATCCTATGGATAAAGAACATGTACTATGGTTACAGAAAGTTGATATCGGTATGGCAACAATTATGGATAATAAACGCGTAAATATTGATGGGGTGATAAATGATAACCCGATCACAAAAAGTTCTATTAAAATGGTTGATTGGGCTTTTATACATTTTCAAATCGCACTCAAATACTCACAGGCTGTTTTGCGTGGAAAGGCTTTTATTCCAGCGACATCTTCTTGAAATGTGTATATTCGTCTAATGTGAAGTCTCTTGGTTCTGAATATTTATCCATACGAATCAACAATACTTTACCAAATACGACTTCATCCTGAAATGGGTGTGGAATCGTGTTCATATTTTTTATTTGTGCTGTTGTACATTTCATAATAACTACATCTAAGTCAGGCCACTGTCCAATAAACGTAGCCGGACCACCTAAATTTTTAAAAATTTCGTTTTTTATAGGGTCTATGTCGATTTCTATATCATTTAGATGACCCTCGTCTTCATGTATCAATACAGCCTTTGTCATTCTATTATAAGAAATAAAAAAAGCTGTATTAATATATGATTCACACATTTTACATCGGTGTAATTTTATTTATAGCCGTTCTTATGATTCATATATATTCTGAAAAATACTCTATGCTCAGTAGACATTATAGTCTAGATTCCCAGTGGAATATAAGAAATTCACACAGGAAAAAGGACTCGTTTAATACATGTTCACCGGAATCATATGAAGAGTGTGCAAAGGTTGCTATGCCACACCTAAGTCGTTATTAGAGTACCATAGATATATGTATTCTGCTACACGGGAATTCATTTTACAACGACTTTCATATATTTTAGATTTACCTGTGACAGATTCAAAATGCAGGAATCTTGAGTCGTCGATTCATAATTGGGCCATCAAACGTTCTAAGAATCTTTTTGATACACCCGCTTCGGATAATCCGAAACATATGAATCGTTATAAATGTAAATTTCTAGAAGTTCAAAACTGTTTAAAAAATTCTCCTACCCTGAAAGATATGATTTTGAATGGTAAAATGAAAACATACGAGGTCGTAGATACACCTCAAAATGTTTTATGGCCAGGTGGCCCCTTGTCTAAAGAAATTGAAAAAAATATACAAAAAAATCTGAAAAAGGATTATAACGTCGCAAATGATATTGATTATAAGGGTGCATTTAAATGTGGTAAATGTAAAAAGTGGAAGACGACATACTATGAACTTCAGACACGGTCAGCTGATGAACCCATGACAATCTTTATAACATGTCATGTATGTAATTCTACCTGGAAATCTTAATAGAGTGTTTAGAATCTGTCAAATCTGTATCCATGTCTCCGACTGATAGAATATACACATACCCCGATTCACGTTTATACATAGATTTCCCTTGAGGTGATGTGAAAATTAATTCGTTGTATTCCACCTTCAAATCATTTAACTGATCTCGTGTCCATCGAACGTTTTCATAAAAACCTGGGCGAGCCGTTATTATAATAATCTTATATCCATTATTTTTAGCCTTGACATATAAATTAAATGCTTCATCTATTCGTTTACCTGTAACGGAAGAAATGAGAGTATCGTCTATATCAAACATGACAGCGTGGTTCGACTTTATGCACGTAGGGATCATTATATTATATTATACGAGAAAAATGTTGCTTAAGATTATTTTTATAATATATCTATGGAAGGCCAAATTGTTGATGTAGAATACGAAGACGAGTTTGTTGAAATCTGTAAGATAGTCGCGCGACATGATACTAATTATGTTGTAAAAATGTTAGTATATGACGCTGATGCGTTCATATATCATTTTAGTCATTATACACATACAATTCCTATTGAATCGGTTTCAGGGTTCTATGATACAGTAGAGCTAGAAGATACAGGTGATTATGAGAAGGTAGGCTATAATAGGTATAGATATATTTATGAAAGTGATCCAGAATACGAATTTGAAGATGGTTATACAAGTAGTGACACCGATTCTGAAGTGTCACTTTACGATGAACGTGAACATGAATATGACATATAAAAAAATATCTAGGTATATTATAACAACATGACAAAAATTTCCCGTGGCACTTTACAATTTTTTGCTATAATGGTATCTGTAGTAGTTTTATACTACACCCTAGAATCGTGTGGGGTTATAGCACCAATGTATTCAGGATACGAGAAGAAAAGTAAAGTAGAAATGTACAAGAAGAAACTATCCGAACACTATAAGAAGAAAAAAGCTGAGATGTACAGGAAAAAGGAAATGTATAAAAAAGGTGGCATGCATAAAAAAAAGGAAGGGTATTGTAGTTCTTGTGCACGATAGATGATGAAATATCGTTTATAGTGTTTCTAATATCTATAAAGTTATTTAAAACCTTGTGAACATGTCATTATAAGTAGTCGTAATGGGACCGTACACACCCCCTAATACACATTACAGTGAGATGGATGTATCTTCGTATTCAGATGATAACATTTTTAAATTTATCGGTAAAAATGGGAAGAGGTTTTATTGGTTAACTAGATTTCTCGAACTAAACTATATATGGTATAACAAGGATCGTAAAATTATCGAACTTTGGGGACCCTATAGTTCCCTTCAGAACTTTCAAGCACATCATGTCATTGGATGTGAACTCGACTACTGCAAGATATAACATTAAAAAAAGACCTAAGTCATATAAAAATCGTGCTAATAGTGCATGCTGAAACGACCACATAAACGAACCCCCGTTTCATCATGTATACCTACTGGACCCTTGATTCCGGGTACTTTCCTTTTTAACTTAACAAAACCGAATGTGTGTATAGAAAGGCCGCGTATATGTAAGGCATTTACAATTCAAAATGCTCAAGATTATACTAAACTATTAAAAAGAAATTATCAAATGCTTGGTGTTCCATTTAAAGATCCAGATGTTACTGAAGCACGATCTCGTGCTAACATCACACACAAAAAACCCGAACCTTATCTAGAATTCGTAGATAAAATTTATGTGAAATTCGTGATTCTGAAATCTGGTAAGGTTAAGGTAAAAATCATACCCAATTTCAAAATTTTATGGGATATGTATTATTCTAATGGAAGGGCACCCCCATTTAAGAATGTCGTGGCAGCGTGTAAATCTATTGGATTTTCACATGAATTTATCGAAAAAATGAATTCAAGAAAGAAAGAACGTGTGCTATTTTTTAAGAAACTTGAAAAAATAATCGAAAAAATCTTCGATAAAAAAAGTTCTACAAAAAGAAAGGTAAATAAAAAGTTAAACGAACAAAAACAAGAAGAACAAGAAGAACAAGAAGAACAAGAAGAACAAGAAGAACAAGAAGAACAAGAACAGAAACAAGTAAGTGATTATATACCTGAAGAAGATGAGGCCATTGTAGCCGACGACGAAGAAGATGATGAAGATAACGAGGAGTATATTGAAGATTGTGTCGATGACGATTGATTAAATATAACCTAAGTGAGTCATCTTATCACTCATTTTTAACATGAGCAAGTATATTGCATGGGACACAGAAACTTCTGGTATACCTTATACACGGAGTCCATGTTCAAGGGACAATCTATATAAATGGGATAATGCAAGAATTGTATCACTCGCTATTGTCGTTTTCGACGAAAGGGGGTGTGAGATCGAAACACAATATATAATTGCACGACCCGATGGTTTTAAACTTGGTGAACATGTAAATCCGGAATGTACTACAGAACCAAGACTTTGTTCCTGTTGTGATCATACAGGGGCTACACATGTTCACAAGATCACAAATAATAAAGCGAATATGGAGGGTCTACCATTTAAACACATTTATAATGTTTTTATGTCAATGGTTAAAAAATATGATATACAGACACTCGTGGCACATAATAGTCAGTTTGACGAGAATATGTTTATAAGTGAATGCATTCGGTATAATTTATCTCTTGAGACATTTCACACGTTACATAAAGTATGTACAATTCATATGTCTAAGATGCATTTTTTACCTACAGAGAATAAAAAATTACCGACTATTTATACATATCTATTTAATCGAGGGTTTCTTGAACATCATGCTTTATTTGATGCGCGTGCATGTGGGGAAATATATCATCAATTGAGAAAACACACCTTTAGTGTCCAGGCAAAAATTAATATTGATAAAATTACCATTCCTATTGAAGATGTTCCTGTTATTACCGGTTATTCAAATAAAGATCTCGAGGTAGTCGCAAAGCCTATTATAGCATACAATAAGCTATTGATGCAAACTCGTAGGGAGTATAAATATATTGAAAAGATTCTGAAACAAGATTTTATCAATTATTTACTAACAGAGTACATTAACAAATATGACAAAATACCAATAAGTGACATAAGTAGAAAGATAAAGAGTATCAGGTTTCAGATCGTCAATAAGACGAAATTAAGTGAAGTGGATATGGAAATAATCTTGAACTATTTTGAAAACATCCTATATGCTAAACATGTGAGGACTAAAAACAATGAAAAATTTAAAAGGTGTGAAAAGGTGGTTTGTGTCATAAAAGGAACAAAATATGAATTGTCTGGTATAATCGGTGAAGTGACTGACGATAATAATAAAACTACGGTAAAAAAAAATTATATAAATGATGACCTTGACGAATTAAAAGATAATATAATCGCACAGACATACATGTTTTTATTGGGTATTGACGAGTTTTCATTTGATGTAATTGGTCGTACTATTTATAAACGTGACACTCGTCTGTGGAATGGGGTAATCGAGCCGAACCTCGTACATTTTTTTAATCATATTCATAGATCGCTAGCTCGATAGTAGCATTTTAATTATCTAAGATAGATTGCAATAATAACAGACATGATTACACCGACCGCGAATAGTTCACCCCTTGGTATGGAACTTTTCATCGCCCAACTAACTGTAAAAATACACTACTGAAGACTCCGATAGTTCTGAGCGTAAGTTCTTGATATTCGTTCATATACTATTACCATATATTTATTATACACAAGATTTGATTATTTTAAGATAATTATGCATGTCTGACGAAGCTCGTGTGATTTTGTATGTAAAACAATATAATATTAAACGAATATAAAAAAAGAAATGTAATATAATATACAATGGATCAAGATTCACCTAATACTGTACATGATATGTACACGGGTACATTTGTTTTCGAAATGAGAACACATATTTTCGCTCTTGTAAAAACGCTATATTCTTATAGCCCGGAATATGCGTTTAATATTTTCAGCTGGTTAAAATGTGGTTTCGTAGATGCTCCTATGCGATTTCTTCTTGATGTTGACCTTGAAGCGATGAATATGAAACGAAACTTAAGTCAAGTGAAAAAATCTGAAAATGAAATCAACGAAAATAAAGAAGATTGATGTATTGTTACACTCACGAATTTGCAGTAACATTTCTTCGAGTAACAGATCCTCTCTGCCCAGACGTGCAAAGGTTAATCTGGAATATATTATTAACTGAAGTACCACAAGTGCCATCAGCCCCGGCTAAATGTTTAAAAAAATAAAGAATCTATTTAGTGTGATTACTGAAATGAGACAATTTGACATTAAAAAAAATAACATAATCGTCACATATAATGAATGTAATGAACAAGTTATCATAGAAAATGGCGACGTTGATATAAAGGAAGCATATGATGATAAATATACCGAATTAAAAGAACTTCATATAGAGTGTGAAAATCTGGCTGTATACCTGGAAGCAAAAATATCACGTATATTCGCGAACGAGATGAATATAATGACCCTGGATATGTTATATAGGTTAATCGATGATATGAAATATGATATCGAAATAGGTAATGTGATTAACCTTTATGAATTAACGGAACGTTTTTTAAAAATCAAACGTAAAGTAAAAACATCAGCAAAATCACTTGAAAATTTTTTAAATCCGACCTAAGTCATATTATTTATATACATAATCTATGGATGAATCGAATATTATAAATTTGATCGTTTCAAATCAATCGACTGATCAAAATCAAGTAGATTTAGGAGATTCCAATATAAACAGTAGAACAGTAACAGAGACTACTATGGATAAATTTCATACACTTATGGGATTGATTGATAAACATGCTGATGTAATTCCCGAAGGTGATTATATCGAAATGTCTAATTTGATCAGGGATTTATGGAAAAACGTGAAACCTCCAAAGTTTCTACTAGATCAAAATGAACCATTAACATTACCAACCGGTCATTTTCCAACGGTCTCAGAAATTACACTTGCACTAGAGAATATAGACAATGAACCTCCATCATATAGAACATTCATGGTGAATAATATACCGGAAGATATATCTAGTACTGATACGGCTACATTAACGCGTGAAAATGACGGCACCATTCAAATGCTTCATCACTTCACAGGATTCACGGTTACGCAAGAATACCGTGAGTTGGGCCAGAATCCAGAAGAAAGTGTGTAATTAGTCAGAATTTTTAATAAAAGACTTTTACAAGTCGTCGTAAATTTGATGTTTCGCATACATAACAATTCTCATCAAACTTAAGTCGTGTGAGATTTTTAAGATTTTCAGGTTGAAATGGAGGATCTTAAATGTCTTATGGCATACCTTGATGAAATATCTCATAAAATCGGTGATGGGATGTATCTGAATATGGCAGATAAGATAAAGCGCGTACACGAAAATCTCATAGATGCTAAAACAAATGATGACGACGTTTTTTATTACACTTCAGATGATAATAACGACGAAGAACAGAGATTGCAGGAACATATACAATGTCTCCGACATGACATTTCAGAGTCGATTGAGAAAATGCACGAAGAATACGATAATATGAAGAAGTACTACAAACATATAATTGAATGTAAACTTATTCAACGTATAACATCTCGTATAAAACAGGAATCGATAGAGTATTGGTGTCATAAAAATATAAACATGGTTTCAGTCCGAGATGAACATCGGTATATTGACAGTACACCACAGAATTGGTATCACACAGATCTAATTGGTTCTTGTGATGGAAAGATAAATTCTTGGACATGGGGAAATTTACTAGAACATGGACTTCGGACAATTGTCATCGAAATTGGCAATGAAGGTGAAATATCGATTGCCAAAAAGGGGTTTATCCATCTTGATGAACTTTCTCTCTCAACTCTTAAAAAACTTCCAGATTTTGAGAAACAGATTTACAATGAATACAGGGATATTCGGAATGTCGCTATTTCAAACATGAAAAATCTGTGGGAATTGGAATATAAAAAGTCACAGGGGATATTAGAGATTTTAGAATTTAAATGTGCGTCATGTGAAGAACAGCTGAGAGTTCTTAACGAACCTATTTATACTCGAGATTTTTGGGATGTGGAGGGGGATATACTTTTTTCTGGTACGCGAATGATAGACACACCGATATAAATATTTTGTAATATAAATGAGAAATGAAACTCATATACTTAATAACAATACCCCTATGATGGGAAGTCCCTTAGCGTTCAATAAACCCACTAACACAGAAAAATCACTGACAAGACACAGATTGTCAATGTTCAAGAAATCTATTGCTTCGACACGATCTTTAATGAAACATGGCTTTATACCAGATGGTCAATATTGGGATAAAAAAAATAAAAGATGGAAAAATGTAAACAAAACGAATGTAAAGGGGTATTATAAACACGATTTTACAAATGCCGGTGCATTAAAACGCATAAAAAAACATAAACGGGTATATATTAGTGTAGATGTACATGATGGTAAAGTACAGCATGTATATGATAGTGACGGTATTATTCGTCTTCTAGTAAACAGCCCTAAAAATAGGATATCCAATAAGCGAACAGCTAAAAGTCCATTATCACGAAAAATGTTTAGTCTTCTTGATGTTATTCCATATTAATCTCATATGATAACATCTATATTAAATCTAATCGACTTCATCAATCGTGGGTCCCTTTTCTTGACATGAAGTGAGTAACTCTGTCAATTCTGCTTGTTTATGTTCAATTTCATCGATTTCAGCTGAGCGGTTATCATCGATCCATTTAATAGTTTCGTCAACCCTTTCTTTAATCATGGTCTTATTGTTTTCACTAAAGGTACATTCTTCACTATCAATCATATTACGTATACCATAAATAGTAGTTTCCAAACCATTCATAGCACTAACTTTCTTTTCATACGCTTGGTCTTCCACTTTATACTTTTCAGCATCCTGTACCATGCGTTCTATGTCATCTTTTGATAAACGACCCTTGTCATTTGTAATCACAATCTTCTCCGACTTTCCAGAAGCTTTATCTTCGGCTGACACATTCAAAATACCATTCGCATCAATGTCGAAACATACACTAATCTGTGGAACACCACGCGGTGCGAGTGAAATACCAGAGAGTTCAAAAGTACCCAACAAATGATTATCTTTTGCACGTGTACGCTCACCTTCATATACCTGAATAGTTACACTAGGTTGATTATCGGAATATGTCGAAAAAATCTGTTCTTTTTTAGACGGGATCGTTGTATTTCTTTCTATGATTTTAGTCATGACACCCCCAGCAGTCTCGAGACCAAGAGATACTGGTGCGACATCCAATAGTAAAAGATCTTGGACGTTGGCATTGTCGACGCCTGAAAGAATTGCAGCTTGAACAGCGGCCCCATAAGCGACAGCTTCGTCGGGGTTAATCGACTTGTTGAGCTCCTTGCCATTAAAGAAACTCGAGAGCATCTGCTGAATCTTAGGAATCCTGGTCGAACCACCAACCAAAACAACTTCGTCAACCTTCACCTTGTCCATCTTCGCATCTCTGATAACCTGTTCGACAGGTTCCATACACTTTCTGAAGAGGTCAGCGTTCAGATCCTCAAAACGAGCTCGGGTGATCGACGAATAGAAGTCGATACCCTCGAACAGTGAATCGATTTCAACTGTCGTTTGTGAAGTAGATGACAAAGTACGCTTCGCCCGTTCACAGGCTGTGCGAAGGCGGCGGAGGGCTCGAGCGTTCCCGGAAAGATCCTTTTTGTGTTTCCGCTTAAACTCTTCAGAGAAATGTCGAAGGAGGCGAGCGTCAAAGTCTTCACCACCGAGATGTGTGTCACCAGCCGTCGCCTTCACCTCGAAGATGCCACCTTCGATGTTCAGAAGCGACACGTCAAATGTACCCCCTCCAAGATCAAATATGAGTACGTTCTTATCTTCATCCTTATTCTTGTCAAGACCGTAGGCAATTGCGGCAGCCGTAGGCTCGTTGATGATCCGAAGACAGTTCAGACCCGCGATGGCTGCGGCATCCTTAGTAGCCTGTCTCTGCGAATCGTTAAAGTACGCGGGAACCGTGACAACCGCATCCTTTACTGTTTTACCCATGAAAGACTCAGCAATATCCTTCATCTTCGTGAGTACCATCGAAGAAATCTCCTCGGGTGAAAATACCTTTTTTTCACCGTGGGATTCGACGTTGATCATAGGTTTATCACCTGGTCCAGCAATAACCTCGTAAGACCAATCCTTCATGTCATCTTTAACCTTCCTATCAGAGAATTTGCGACCAATAAGACGCTTCGCGTCGAATACAGTATTTTTGGGATTCATAGCAGTTTGATTTTTTGCAGCATCACCGATGAGACGCTCGTCATCCGTAAAAGCCACGTAAGATGGTGTTGTGCGATTGCCTTGATCATTTGAGATGATTTCTACACGATCATATTGCCATACGCCGACACACGAGTAGGTAGTTCCGAGATCAATACCGATTGCTTGAGACATGTGTATTACATAGTCATTAAACCTTTAAAATCATTAATATTAAATTAAACAGGCGATTCAATTAATGTGATTTACGTTGATATGTTCTCTACATACTGCGCTATATATATCATCTCCACCAATAAACTCGACTGGCTTATGGTCTATGTTCCGCCTTGTAAACGGACCCAATGTTCCGTTTTTACACACCATGCATAAAGCTGAAAGTTTAACCACATCTGATGCATATGGAATACAATCTAATATTTCCCCAAACTTTTGCTGTGATGAATCGCTGTCTAATCCAGCAAGTATAATAGTTTTATTCATCAATAGAACATTCTCTACGAACGTTTTTAAACGTGAAAAAAATTGTACTTCATCAATAGCTATTATATCAGCTTCGTTAAACTCATCGGTGTAAATAATATCAAATAGGTCATCTATCTTATGGCAATTAAATTTCACATTGTCATGGGTCTTTAATACTTCGTCGGATGATCGCGTATCTTTTATGGAGCTTATGACAATAATATTCTTACCTATAGTTTTAAACCGCTTCAACCTTCGAATAAGTTCTGAAGTTTTCCCCGAAAACATATTTCCCATTATAATCGAAAGACTCATTTATGATAGTTAATATCTTGTTATTTTTATATGGATGAACTTCACAAATGTACTTTTGATGGTATTAAGGGTTACTACAATCCTAGGACAGGTCGGGTCAGGTTTGGGAATTGTATTTATCGTAATATCACCACGGCTATAAAATATCTCAAGTCAAAGTAATATGCCTCTCAGTAATGAAGTCATCATCAAGAAGGTTGGACAACTGCGTAAAAAGGAGGGTAAAATCTACGCACCCCCCAAATACTTCAGGGGACTCACCACCCTCGAGCAAGTCGAGACCCGTTACAAGAAGATGCTCCGAAAAAATTATAAATTTTTCGAGACGGACAAAGGACAGAAGACAAAAGCCTCTTCCTACACGCAAAAGTTTAGAAAGATGTATCCAGGAGTCAAATCTCTCCCTGAAATTGCTAAGGCTACTGGCGTGCCTTTGAAGACCCTCAAGACCGTGTACAATAGGGGTCTCGCTGCGTGGAGAACCGGGCATCGTCCGGGAGCCTCTCCACAGGCGTGGGGGTATGCTAGAGTACATAGCTTCGTAACGAAGGGGAAGACGTATTATACGGCTGATGCCAATCTTAGAAAATAATATGTATATCACAAATGAATTAAATCCAACGAGCCTCGGGCTTTGCATTTTTCCATTTGGGTTTCTTCGTGAGACGTGAGAGTAAATATAGATAGAAGATTAGGACACTCATCTTCCTTTTAATATAGATAATTTTCTTGGCTATTAACAAATAATGACTCCAGTACTCTTATCCGTAGACAGGGGGGGTGATCTTAAGATTGGTCGTAAGAAGTGCCGTCTCTACAAGAAAGATGAGGTGGTGAAAGTTGCCAAGAAGTATGGCATCAACACAGAGAAGAAGACTGTCAAGGAACTCTGTGGTGCCATCAAGTCGCGTGCCAAGAGCTCTCCCATGAACAACATTCCCCTCGCGAAGCTCTATCCAGAGGCGGCTAAGAAGTGTATGGCTGCCAAGAAGCGTGCGGAAAAGAAGGCTCTCAATAAGAAAGTTGCCGCCGACTTCTTGAAGAGGATGACTACTAAGATCCCCGGTCCAGGTCCCAATCGGGATCAGCGTGTGAAAAACAATGCCATGGCGTTGATGCGGGAACTGGGTCTGAGCCCCAAACCTACCAAGCCACGCACCCCCACTCCAGCCGCCATCGCGCGTGCCAGGGCTAACGTTAAAAATATGATAGATAAACGTGTTTCTTATATGAATACGGTTGGCCAGAAGAAGATCAACCGAGCGTCTCCTCGTAAAATTATGAAGATTGCTCGGGAACTTCGTCGTCTTCGCTAAGGTCGTTATATACCTTCTCCTCGGTATCGTAAAAGGTCTCACTGTCCCCAATCATCATCTCCTTCACAGTCTCGTATAGGACTGTGGTAAGGGCAAATTTGTAAGCGAGGAACCCCACGAAAGTAGCTCCATAATCAAAGTCAAACGCGAAAGGTGCGTTATTCCACGACACTTCAAAAGCAGCGGCACCGAGTGGTGCCAAGAACTCCTTCTGAAATGCCGATTTTTCAAACTTGTCCACTCGATCCGAGAGAAGGGACACATACGCGTACGACGCGGCGGCTCCCAAAACAGCCGATACACCCTGATCAGCACCCTGAGTGATAAAATACGAAGCACTCAAAGCAGTACCATATCCAGCTGTAGACCTCTTGATGGTTGTCTTGAGGCGGGAGTATTCGCTAGGGGTGATTGGTTTACCGATGGCGTAAGTGAGAGACATTTCTTGAATAAACAGGTTTAAAATCTTTATTCAAGTTAAGAATAGAAATGCGCTGTCAACGTTGTCGTAAGAAATGTAGTGTCCCCATCGATTGTAATTATTGTGAAGGAAGTTTTTGTCCGAGTTGTATCAACCTGACGAAACATGACTGTCAGGGTGCGGATATCAAAAAGTTAAAGCAACGTAAGGAGCTCAAGGAGCAGACAGCTTTCGAACCACCACCGAAATGTGTAAAGATATGAATTCTAAGAGGTGTGGAAATACTTTGATTAAAACATACGGTAAATACGCTCATAGATACTAGGTTTCTTCACTGGCTCGGGTACAAACTTGATTGCGAAGATTTTACCCACAATGGCTTGATTTTTCTCGGTTTCACTCGCCATCTTGTTCGAATGTTCCATCATATCTTTCATCATGTCCATGATTCGTGTGTTAGATACTAGATACTTCCTCTGATCGTGAGCTGCGACCTTTTCAGCCCAAGATACAGCATTCTCCCTCACCGAATTATTCATTTCGAACTGTTTGTTCGCAGTGGCAGCCGGACTCGGATTCGCTTCCCTAAATTCTTCAATAAGACAATTAATGGTCTCACCGTATGTATGAAAACGTTTGTCTTCATAGGCTTTATCACATACGGCATAGAGTAGTTCATCACTCACCCCGTAAAGAAGGACATCCTTGTTTTCAATCGTGTATTCAAAAAAATTGTTCATTTCATCACGAGGCACCCCATCCGGGTACGTCTTGATGAGAGTATCGAGCTTGTGTTCGAAATCGGTAAGAGTCGTCATTTTTAGATGAAAATTTGAAGATACTGCATTTACTTAGGTTTCATTACAATCTAATATTCTAGGAAGTCTGTAAAGGTAACGATATCTTGGTCAAGTATAGCTTCTGCGATATCCGTGAGTTCTTGGGGGAGGTCATCCAGTCCCAGACAGCTCTCGTTGTAGACTTCGACCATGCTCATGTCTCTATCCTCAAAATAATAGAGTAGATCCCGAAGGGTCTTGTCATCGATGGTCTGCATGGCTTTGCAAAACTTTTCGTCACAGAATGATGATCCGTCGAGGATGTTGTTCTTGATGTATACCTCAATATCTTCATCTTGACCGGCGTGAATCTCATCAGATAAATACGTACAGTTCATGAAGACCTCTATACCACCCGCGACTTCGCAGAGAAATTCTCGTTTGTCAGCAATTGTGGACATGTTTGTAAACTTAAAAATATGATGAATAATACATTTACTTAGGTTCATAATGACTGATCGCATTACATGGGATGAATACTTTATAAACGTCGCGGATCTCGCCTCTATTCGATCTCCGTGTGAGAGGTTAAAGGTGGGGTGTGTTCTAGCGAAGAACAATAGACTCGTCAGTATGGGTTACAATGGATTTCTCGCAGGTACCAACCATAAGTCTATCGTGAGAGGCGGACATGAACAAGCAACGATTCATGCAGAGATTAACGCAATCGCAGATGCTGCGAAGAGGGGTGCAAGTGTCGATGGAGCAGTCGCTTACATTACACATTACCCATGCCTAAATTGTTACAAAGCGTTGGTAAGTAGCGGAATCAAAAAAATTGTTTATAAACTTGACTATAGAAATGATACAATTATTGACGAGTTAGGGTATGATGTAAGCATTGTTAAAATAGGTATGTGATCGGATATTGTCATAAGAAACCTAAGTGAGTATATCTTATGAAATATTTATATAAGTAAATATGGACTCTGAAAATATCTTCAAATACATTCAAAAGCTCGAGAACCTCAACGATGAATATAGAAAAAAAAATGAACAGCTTGAAAAAATGTACAGTGAATCTGAAATTGATAGGGTCAATATCCTTGAGAAACTTAATTCGAAGTCTCTCTTCGAAACAACTGCGCGAACTAAGACCCATGATTTAAACTTTAAAATTGCAAAGCATTTGAGGGAACTTGGTGACATGACGTCTGATTTTTATAAAGCTGCTACTTACAATGTTGCCGCTGATGCGATTGCTATGCTTGACTTTGAAGTGCAAGATGGCGAAAGTCTGATGAATATCAGTGGTATTGGAAAGGGTATCGCCTCAAAAGTTGACCAATTTCTTAATGAATTGAATGATAATGAATCGATTTGCTCTTCTACATATGCACAATATGTAGAAGATTCCGAACTCGAACCTGATTCTGACAGTGATTCTGAATTTTTTATCTCGTTCAACAGTGAACTCGCCGATGTATTGGATGACCTCGCTCATTATGAAAAAGATACACACAAAAGTAGGGTGTATGACAAAGCAGCTTCTATCATCGATCAACTCCCATACAAAGTAACAAATGGTGAAGAACTCGCAATTGGTCCTAAAAAAATTCCTGGTATTGGTAAGGGTATTGCCAAGATCATTGATGAATATATCGAGACTGGGAAAGTAAAAAAACTTGAAGAACTGGAGAATAATATTTCAACCGAAGATGAAGATGTAACTACGTGTATCGTATCAACTTATAATAGTGATTTGGCTGATATTTTCGAAGAGCTTTCTTATTATGAAAAAAATCGAGACAAGAAAGCACAATATGATAGAGTTGCAGATATCATTAACCACCTTTCGTTTGAAGTTACTAGTGGTAAAGAACTCCTCGAAGGAGACAAAAAAGTAGATGGCATTAATAAAAGCATTGCCAAGATTATTGATGAGTTTCTCGAGACCGGGAAGGTTATGGAACTTGAGACAGGTGTCTCGACTAATGAAGAAGTTGCATATGCTTTGAAAGAGTATGCTTTTAGTCTAGAAAACCATTACAAGTTTCAAGCTTACATGAAAGCAGCGGAAGCCATTCGTGACCTTGATTTTGAAGTCACGAGTGGGGAAGAACTTGCAAAGGGTCCCAAAAAGGTGAAGGGGATCGGTAAGAGTATTGCTAATAAGATCGATACATTTCTCCAGACTGGTGATATGAATTGAAAATATTTTTCCTCTCTTTCGTTCAAATAAGAGTATCAAATATCATCGATCTACGTCTCGTGTTTGTCTATGATAACGATGGTGATACTATGAGTAAAATTATATAGTTGGGGCCGACGGGTCTATTCTAGGTGCAGTCCGTATAATAGTGTGTGCTGATGGGTCGATTATACCCGGTGCGTGTAATGCTGCTAGCTTCGAAGAATTTTGTAATACAATGTGAATTTGTTTAAGTTCGTTACATATTTTGATATATGCCCACTCCCTTTTTGTCGGGAACATTTCATCATCCATGATTTCCATGATCTTTCGTACATGTTCCATGCCTAAGTCAAGCTTAGAAATTATATTTTTCAATAAAACACTGAGTATTAAAAATATAAATATAACGTATGATACCGGTAAAACTTTTACCAGCGGGATCAAATCGCACCCAGCTCATGAAAGTGATTGGTGAGAAGAATGTCAAATTTGATAATAATGATTTCATAGAAAAGCGGGTGGGGCAAATGGTAAAGGAAGGTAAGATGGGAGATTCCTCTATTACCCTTCTCGCTATCGAGAATGCCTCCGAAATTGCCAAGACCTATCTTCACGTTACAGGTATGTTCGAGAAAATGATGGAAGATGTTATCGGAACCCGCGAAAACATGTCTTACCAAGTCATATCCAGTAAGAATAACCTCAATATACAAAGAATGCCCGGGGCCCAACAGGACTTCATCTTAGTTGGTCAACGGTTTGGTAATGGAACGGGACACTATGGTCTCATTCACTTAAAGCATCAAAACGGTAGGGTGAATGTATACGATTCTATGTATGAGTCAGGTTTATCTAATTTTGAAAATGTAGCACGAAAATGGGCACCGACCGCTCGTTCTTGGAATTCTCCTAAAGTAAGGTCTATCCTTGGGTGTAAAGCAAAAAACGTCGAAAGTTTTTATGGGAACACTAAAAAGTTACAGGTACAACCTACGGGTGGTTTCGTGGCAACAAACTATAACAACTTTTTGAACGCAAATCATAATGGTCAGGGATCTAATGGATATGGAATACGAATTAAAAGGCAATATGGTGAAACAGTAGCAAAGGGGGCATTCAAGCTTCAACAATATGACGAAATGTCTCAACATCATTTCTGTTACATGGAATCTATTTACGCCATGATGTTAGCGGTTGGTCTGACGAATAATCCCGGACCCAATGATCCCCGTAAACGTCTTGCTTTCATTAAAAAGTTCGTTTGGGGTATGATTCATAAGTACACACCTAAAACTAAACGCAAAACCGCAAAATGGAAATATTTTTCAAAAACCTTCCCGTATATCATGGCTACCACTTCGAAGACCGGAAAGTCGCTTAGATTATGGAAAGGGGTTACCCTGCTTCCCGATAATGATGGGCAGTTCAGCACTAAGCTAGTGAGTATGAGTTGGAAAGGATACGATAAAATTGATCCATCGTGGTCTCTTGAAGATGTTCTCGGGTGGGTACACACTGGTAGGTCACCGCGGGGTAATCACAACGCCAATTCTAACTCGAACAATAACAATAATAGAACTTAAGTAGAAACAAAATATTGTAATTTTCATGTAAACATTCAACATGGAAGACCTTCAAAGTCTCATGACTTGCCTTGACGACATCTCCAGTAAGATCCCTGATGGCATCTATCTGGACATGGCCGATAAAATAAAACGCGTTCATGATCACATGAATGGAAACAAACCATTCCATGAAGACACGTTCTATTACAGCGACGATGATTCTGAACTTGATAGTGATGATGACTCGGACAGTGATTATGAGGTGCGTTCACCGGTGAATGCAGGGGAAGCACATCGAGAGGTCGGGAATGAAATCAGACGTCATCTTCTGGATTGTGTGAGGAGTATGCACCATACATGGATAGAGCTTGAGAAATGGAACAATGAGGTGAAGAAAGAGTGGGCACGAGCTCGACCACTTATCACACGTATGACTGCGACGCGGAAGGAGTGGGCTATTCAGAGATGGTGTGAAAAGAACACTTCTTGGGCTCTTAGTGGGGAACTCGTTGGTCACGGCGGCTGGACTTGGGAAAACCTGGTGGAAAACGGTCTTCGGACAATTGTGTTGGAAATTGGAACCGAGGAGGAGAAGGTCGCGAATTTCATCACCTACGATGAACTTTCTCTTATAACGATCCAAAAACTTCCCGCCTTTGAGAAGAAGATTTATGACGACTTCAAGGGCGAATGTAACCACTTGCGCAGTATAGACGACACCTTCATCGAAAATGCGATTGCGAATGTTCGCAAGCATGAAGAATTGATGCAAAGGTGGGAGATGGCGGCAGGGGAAGAGGAAAACAAGTTGAGGGAACTTGGTGCCCCTGTCTTTGCTCGCGACTGGTGGGACGCGGAGAATCATAGTTTTTGGGCGAATGATGAGGGGCAAATGGTGAGTAACGGATGGGAAGCACGAATAGAACTACGCCGTTAAATAATTTAGCCATGTACTATAGCGATGAATGTACTTCAAAATGTAATGCAAATAATAGATAGTGTATCGGATAAAATTCCCGAGAACGTCTATCTAACCCTCTGCAATGAGTTAAAGAAACTTTACTCGATCATCCCGAATACAATCAGACCAGCCCTTTCTAGAACAAATAGTGCTGCCAATGTACCCTCATCATCACCAGCGAATGGATATTGGTTTAGGTGATAACGAATATAAAGTTTACTAGCGTTTAGTATCCAAATGCTGGCTATTCGTCCCACTCTCAATGTACCCAAGCATACAAAACGTTTTAAGAAAACGCTAAAAACGTGCGCAGCGGCCGTGGATCCTTACCGCGATACGTCTCTTCGTTACATGGGATACGCGAACGAAGTTGGTGAAGCTTTTACAGCGTTTATTCCGGAATGGGGTGTTCCGGCATCGTACTGTGTCGCTGCGTCATATGTCATGTTCGATACAATTGACAAGGGTCAAAAGGCGTACGAAACTGCGGATGAAGAAAATAAGATTCAAGACGTACTCAAAATGTCCGCCGAAACCATGACTTGGCAAATGCTTGCTTCTGTTTTTTGGCCAGGGTCTATTATTCGTGTTGTTGTAAATATGTCGGATCATATGCTGGTAGATAAACTTAATGGAAACGAACAGTTTGCTCACGTATTGGCTACACTCATTGGGCTTATGGCTATTCCTATGATCATCAAACCTATTGATACTACGGTTGATAAGGTGATGGAGACCTCCATTTCCAAAGTTATTCATGGAGAGATTAAAACACCTGAAGATGCGAGCACAGCTTTCATTACATCGATGGGTTCTTTTTCTGTTCCGCCTATTATGTATTCTCTGGCTTCTTATATTAAATCGGTTTAAATAAACCTAAGTGAATGTAGTAAACACAATAAGAATAAAAAATGGGTTCTACCCGAAGTCACCCACTTCCTCCAGGTATTTTCGTAAAAATGAACCCTCCTACCAATGAAGATCTCACTGAAGAAATCAAAAGACTTCGAGAGCGTGTCAGAGAACTAGAGTCCCAAAGGTTCACGCGCGTCGATTATGAAGAGGTTGTACTGGATCCACCTGACGATGACGATGACGATATCATGCACGATCCCGATATTCGTGAGATGGTTGAAAATGGAGAACACATCTGTCACATGTTTGACGGAGCCTGCCAGGCGTGTGAAGATGACGAGGATTAGAAGTATTAGGTTTATTAATAAAATTTTCGCCCCAAGTATCCCGTACTGTTATAACCATTCATTACTAAAAAGGGTCGCCATCATACATTCCCTGATCTTTACCGTGCCATTTGTACGACCCGTAGACGGTTCTACCTCTATACATACACCAATCATCACTTGACACTCGACTTCCACCACACCGATCATCACTTGAACAGCATTGTGTACCTGGACACCTCTTATTACCGTTACTGGGTCCACATCGTCCATTTGTGGAAACATTCGGATCTGCTGGTGGTGGTGCTGGTGGCGGTGGTTAGTCGGTTCCATCATATTTTCCGTTGTTGCGTCCTTTAGCATTAGAAAAACACCAAGCACTATGTGTTCCTTGAGTTCCAGCACACCACCCAGAGTTAGAACAACATTGTTTACCTGGACACCTCTTATTACCATGACTGGGTCCACATCGTCCATTTGTGGAAACATTCAATTCTGCTGCTGGTACTGGTGCTAGTGCTGGTGCTGGTGCTGGTGCTGGTGGCGGTGGCGGTGGCGGCGGTGGCGGCGGTGGTGGCGGTGGTGAGTCGGTTCCATCATATTTTCCATTGTTGCGTCCTTTAGCATTAGAAAAACACCAAGCACTAGATGTTCCTTGAGTTCCAGCACACCACCCAGAGTCAGAACAACATTGTTTACCCGGACACCTCTTATTACCGTGACTGGGTCCACATCGTCCATTTGTGGAAACATTCGGATCTGCTGGTGGTACTGGTGCTAGTGCTGGTGCTGGTGCTGGTGCTGGTGCTGGTGCTGGTGGTGGCGGTGGCGCCACGAAGCGCGCGGCGCCCGGCTCGACCTCACAACATGTATATTCGTACGAACCCACTTCATCGCCTGAATTAGGTAGATCACGTCTATATTTGAATTTGGTTAGTACCTCATGGTCATTACATTTTGGATGCAAATCACTGATGTTGGATATAGTACTTGTATGCGCCAAGTCCTTCGGACTCGGACGCTTTTTCTTAGCAATTAAGTCTCTACGACAATTACCCGTTGTCACTTGACTACTACACGTATAATCATATTTGATTTTCGAACCAGATTTTAATTTAAACTGTGAAATTGCCTTATCCCCACAATCAAGGGTATGACGATCTAAAAATACCATATTATTATTCCCATGATCATTTAAACTAGTTTCTTTACTAAACCCTGGGCCGCTATCAATATTATTACAAGTATATTCATACTCCATATATGGATCAAATATGGAGGAGTATGATCCATTTGAGCCAAACTGATTAATTTTGAATCCCGTAAGTTCAGTATTCTTACAATCCACATCATGGGAAGCTAAGTCATCCATCCCGGAAACGGAAGGCGCGTAAAACGAGGACCGCGCCCTGGAGTTGGAGTTCCGAACGCTGTACCAGGTGGGGGCAAAGCTTTTATCTGTTTTAAATGTGCTAATCAATCTTGGCGGTGGCAGCGGTGGTGGTGGCGGTGGTATTCCGTCGTATTTTCCAGCGTCGCGTCCTTTATAACCACGTTTAGGAATACACCAAGCACTAGATGTTCCTTGACTTCCACCACACCAGCCAGTAGTAGAACAACATTGTGTACCTGTACACCTCTTATTATCAAAGGCTGGTCCACATCGCCCAATTGTGGAAACTACCGATGGTGGTGGCGGTGGTGGCGGTGGTGGCGGTGGTGGCGGTGGCGGTGGCGGTGTGTAATCTTTGATATACTGGTTCATATCTACACTCGGTGGTGGTCTGGGCATATTCTCTAAGGACCGTGGTGGTATTTCGACAGTATCCGCGTTTAAAGTAGCTCCTTCGATATCGAGACCACCCACCCTCCAATAAAGACCAGAATTATTACCTAGTTTATCATCTTCAGGATTACTTTGGACAGAACTCAATTTTCTACATTCCCCGGCTATATCAGCATTCTTACTCGCACACTTACCCGTTCGCCATTTAGTATCACTGTTATCGTGAGTCTTATACTGTTCACAGGTATACGTTTTGGTAGAAGGGTTGTAGATGATAGAGAATCCTCTACAATAGTGTTCGGGATCAACATGTGGGGTAGTGAGACCTCCACTCGGTTGTGGATAAATGTTTTGTCTACACCTGTCCGAACACATTCTAAACGCATCGACGAAATTCGTTTTAGTGTCAGCCATTCTTACATTCGTTAGGACAGGGAATCCAACCTCGGGTTTCACTCTGTACTTACCCTTATAATCGAATTTCATCTTACTGTTCGCATATGCCTGTGCTTCTTCACGATTCATGTTTTCGTATGCTGCTATCCACGATTCATCATCCATTTTTTCTCGCCAAGATAAAGTGTCTGTCATAGATTCAAATACACCTTCTAATGTATCTGTAGCAGTTGTATTTAAACCCTGTAGTTCTTCCACGTTTGTCATGGGTAACTCGGGTATCTTTTTCAAACCCTGATCAACGAACGTGTTAACTACATCGAACATAGAACCCGATGTCTGTGACTGGTCAATACTATCATCATCAAAACCTTCGAAAACGACATTTCCTGCGACAGTTGCACATTCACGAAACAAATCCTCGCTATTGAGATCCTCGTTATTTTTTACCTGACACAACCCTATATCCCGGTTCCATTCGAAGTATTCCATTTCGTTACATACGGATTCGTCTACGATACCCGTTGGACCCCTATCTACTGTTTCTTGTCGCGCCCCTGGTTGTGAAATCGATCCAAAATACTCAAAAAAATTTCCCACATCATTTGCACCATCAACTACAAAGTCACCTGTAAGGTGTGCCCCACTTCTGAGATCAGTCAGAAGACCTTCATCTACGTCTCCTATATACTTGACCCCATCAATAACTGCACCACCCGCAATGATCCACGCCTCCTCCGCCAGACGCGCAGCCTCCTCCGCCTCCTTCGCAACCTCCTCCGCCTCCTTCGCAACCTCCTCCGCCAGACGCGCAGCCTCCTCCGCCGCCTTCGCAACCTCCTCCTCCACCAGACGCGCAGCCTCCTCCGCCAGACGCACAGCCTCCTCCGCCAGACGCGCAGCCTCTTCCTCCGCCAGACGCGCCAGACGCGCAGCCTCCTTCTTCGCCTCCTCCGCCAGACGCACAGCCTCCTCCTCCGCCTCCTCCGCCAGACGCGCAGCCTCCTCCGCCGCCGTCTCGCCGAATTCGTTGAGTTCTTCAACTCCATCTTCGATCACTTCAGCTGTATCTTCTATACAATCGCCGAAAGCATCTAGACTACCAACACATTTAGAGTCTGAACCGCCCATATCTATAATAGTATATGTTTTTTTTCAAATATGCGACGATGACGAGGATTAGTTCCATGAGTGACTACTCTATTCATCCCCACCATCCTCCGCCGTCTCGCCGTCGTATTTTCCTTTATCGCGTCCTTCATTTTTACCAAATCTTTTATCATAACAGTGGGCCGTATATCCCCCGAATACCCCGCGCTCGCCACCACACCATCCATGACTAGAACAACATTGTGTACCTGGACACCTCGTATCACCCTGATGTGGTCCACATCGTCCATTTGTGGAAACTGCCAGTGGTGGATTCCATGGGTGATTATCCCATTCAACCCCACCATCCCATGGTGAGAAAAGACCATCATCGGATTTTTCATAAATTATTCTATCGCTGTGATCGACTCTCGTTTTTACATTTGGTTTCCCCCAGCATTCCCTATATGATTTATTAGTAACTATACCCTTACAATCATCACGTTTATTACACTCTTCTAAACAATTCTTTAAAGTTGCTTTTGGATTTGTATATTCATTGAGATGAAACGGACGAAACAGTTGACCCTCGTCGCTTGTTTTAGACCCGAAATGTTGTTTATATTTTGATGGTGGTGGTGGTGGTGGCGGTGGGGGTGGCGGTGTTAACGGATTCCATGGGTGATTAGCCCATTCAACCCCACCATCCCATGGTGACAAAAGACCATTATCAGATTCACTAGGGTATTTTGTATAAAGTGTTTTACCGGCGGAGTGCGTTGTTTCAGAAAACACGTCTTTCCCCGTGCATCTTTTACCATCTGTATCTATAACTACACCCTTACAATTATCACGTTTATTACACTCTTCTAAACAATTCTTTAAACTTCCTTTTGGATTTGTCCCTTCGGTGAGAGTAAACGGTGACCACACCCACTTAACGTCTGTTGATAATTCTTGTTTATATTTTGGTGGTGGTGGATTCCATGGGTGATTATCCCATTCAACCCCACCATCCCATGGTGACAAAAGACCATCATCAGATTTTTCATAAAGTGTTCTATCGTTATGATAGGTTTTCGTTTTTACATCTTTTTTCCCCCAGCATTTACTATGTGATTTATTAGTAACTACACCCTTACAATCATCACGTTTATTACACTCGTATAAACAATTATCTAAACTTCCTTTTGGATCTGTCAATTCGTGGAAATGAAATACATCAGTTGTTCTCCCAATATCTGTCTTTGATCCTTGTTTATATTTTGATGGTGGTGCTGGTGGCGGTGGTGGTGGATTCCATGGGTGATTATCCCATTCAACCCCACCATCCCATGGTGACCAAACACCATTATCAGATTTTTCATAAAGTGTTCTATCGCCATGACCCATTTTCGCTGTTACAGCTTTTTTCCCCCAGCATTTACTATGTGATTTATTAGTAACTATACCCTTACAATCATCACGTTTATTACACTCTTCTAAACAATTCTTTAAACTTCCTTTTGGATTTGTCTCTTCGGTGAGACGAAACGCTTCACCCGACGACCAGCTAACTTCTGTTGATAATTCTTGTTTATATTTTGATGGTGGTGGTGGTGGTGGATCCACATTCCATGGGTGAATATCCCATTCAACCCCACCATCCCATGGTGGAAAAAGACCCTGACCAGATCCAGCAGGGTATTTTGTATAAAGTCTTCGATTGTCATCTCCATGTTCTTTAGTCACGAGATCTGCTTTCCCCCAGCATTTATCATGTGATTTATTAGTAACTACACCCTTACAATCATCACGTTTATTACACTCTTCTAAACAATTCTTTAAACTTCCTCTTGGGTTTGTCCCATCGTGGAAATGAAATACAGTCCTTGTAGCGACAACATCTGTTTTGCGTTCTTGACGCCATTCTGTTGACATCGGCGGTGGTGGTGGCGGTGGGGGTGGTGGTGGTGGCGGTGGTGGCGGTGGGGGTGGGGGTCTTGACGGATTCCATGGGTGATTACGCCATTCAACCCCACCATCCCATGGTGACCAAACACCATCATCAGATTTTTCATAAAGTGTTCTATCGCCGTGATCGACTCTCGTTGTTAGATCTTTTTTCCCCCAGCATTTACTATGTGATTTATTAGTAACTATACCCTTACAATTATCACGTTTATCACACTCTTCTAAACAATTCTTTAAACTTCCTTTTGGATTTGTCCCTTCGTGGAGATGAAACGAATCAGCCGACTGCCTAATTTCTGTTGATAATTCTTGTTTATATTTTGATCCTGTGTATAGTCCTTCTACTGAATCTTTGTAATCTTCGATATACTGGTTCATATCTACACCCGGTGGTGGTCTGGGCATATTCTCTAAGGACACTGGTGGTATTTCGATAGTTTCCGCCAATAAATCAGCTCCTTCGATATCGAGACCACCCACCCTCCAATAAAGACCGGAATTATCACCCTTTTTATCATCTTCGGGATTACTTTCGATGGCATCCACTTTTTTACATTCCGCGCTGCCGTCGTAGGTGGCCGATCTATACTGACAATAACCCGATCGCCATTTAGTATCCCTGTTATCGTGAGTCTTGTACTGTTCACAGGTATACGTTTTGGTAGAAGGTTTGTAGATGATAGAGAATCCTCTACAATAGTGTTCGGGATCAACATGTGGGTCAGTGAGACCTCCGCCCGGTTGTGGATAAATGTTTTGTGTACACCTTCGCGAACACATCATAAACGCATCGAGGAAATTCGTTTTAGTGTCAGCCATTCTTACATTCGTTATGACAGGGAATCCAACCTCGGGTTTCACTCTGTACTTACCCTTATAATCGAATTTCGTCTTACTGTTCGCATATGCCTGTGCTTCTTCCCGATTCATGTTTTTGTATGCCGCTATCCACGATTCATCATCCATTTTTTCTCGCCAAGATAAAGTGTCTGTCATAGATTCAAATACACCTTCTAATGTATCTGTAGCAGTGGTATTTAAACCCTGTAGTTCTTCCACGTTTGTCATGGGTAACTCGGGTATCTTTTTCAAACCCTGATCAGCGAACGTGTTAACTACATCGAACATAGAACCCGATGTCTGTGGCTGGTCAATTCTATCATCATCAAAACCCTCGAAAACGACATTTCCTGCGACATTTATACATTCACGAAACAAATCCTCGTTATTGAGATCCTCGTTATTTTTTACCTGACACAACCCTATATCCCGGTTCCATTCGAAGTATTCCATTTCGTTACACACGGATTCGTCTACGATACCCGTTGGACCACTATCTACTGTTTCTTCTTGTCGCGCCCCTGGTTGTGAAATCGATCCAAAATACTCGAAAAAATTTCCCACATCATTGGCACCACCAACCACCTTGTTACCTATAAGGTGTGCCTCATCTCTGAGATCTTCCAGAATACCTTCATTTACGTCTCCTATATAATTGACCCCATCAACAATTGTACCCCACGTCCAGTCCGTCGCATCTTCAACGCCTTCGCCTATGGCAATGCCTCCATCTTTTAAACAGTTGCCGAAAGCATCTATACTACCAACACATTTGCCTACGTCATTGATAGCACCGGCGCCCCAGTCGCCTACGTCATTGACAGCACCGACGCTCCATTCAACTGCATCTTCGCCTCTATCGGCGCCCCATTCAACTGCATCTTCGCCTGCATTTTTTGCGTCATTTATCCAACCCCAACCCATGGAACCTTATAATAATATATGTTTTTTTTTAAGAATACGAGGGATCATCATTTTTTTCAAGAAACATAAAGATTAAAGTCGTGAATATATCATGAGCTGTACACTTATTAACCCTGTATATGCACGTATTAGGCAAACTCGGAATGTGCGAGTATATTCAGGGAAAGGGGAATTTGATAAAGCTATGAAAAAAAACAAGCGAATGCGTCATGCTATTAGAAAGTATAAAGTATCAACGAAATTGAGAAGTGACAGTAATAAAATCATACTTGAAGAACTAATGAATATACTCGATGTGATGGATGACATCGTAGAAGTTCTTGAAGAAGATATATCGGATGTTTTTGTAGAAGAGTTTAAATTAGATTGCGGAGAGGTTCCGAATGATGACTTCTCGAAATACATCGACAATCGTGGTTGGCCGTAATATCCAACTATCAAAAAAGACTACGCTCTTCACCACGTTTTAATAAAAACATATGGTCGTATCCATGTAAAAGTGCAATAGATAAAGCTAACGTTGTCAATACAACGCGATTCATTTTCCGGGCAGAAATCACGTATACTAAGATTATAGCGAGTATGGCCATCTGAACGATTGTTAGTTCGGGTATCATTTATATAAATATATTTTTTATTTTCATTATATTTATTCTTACACCTTTTTAAAAGTTACGACATCCTTGAGAGATTCGGGGACTGTACTGTGTGTAGAAGAACTCGACGGTCCCATTGGACCAGTTTTGCCCTGTAGACCGGTTTTGCCTTGTGGGCCTGTTTTACCTACTGGACCAGGAGGTCCGACATTACCATCAGAACCTTTTGGACCTGCTGGACCTGTTTTACCGATCATACCTTCTACACCTGCTGGCCCGACCGGTCCGATAGGCCCAGGAGGACCGGGAGGACCTCTAGGCCCCTCTGTACTGGTACGAGTATTATCATTTTCGTACATCTCTACCATCTTCTTGAGTAGACTGTATAGCTTCGTTTTATCAAGGCGTATACGATTCATTTCATCGTCGATTTCGTTCAATATAGAATTCATTGTAATATATATAAAGCTAAGATTATCTTTAAACGTATGATTGTAATCGGGCCACATTTACTAACTGGTATAGGACAACACGCAAATAAGTATACACAATTATTTACACCTCACGCTGAATATTATCAGTTAGGTAGCTCAGTACCTGAATGTCAAAATGCTCTTATATTTATGTTACCACTTCCACAACACTTAAAATACCTCGAATATGTAAGATCCCGTGTAAAGAATATCAGTTGTATGACTGTTTGTGAAACCGAAACCGTGCATGAAGATTATGGATTAATCATGAATGAATTCGAACGTGTATTGGTACCGAGTGAATTCTGTAAACGAGTGTTTTCGAAACAATTTCCACATAATAAATTTGAAGTTATTCATGCACATATACCAAAGCCGGTTAGAAAGCCTTATACATTTTACTTCATAGGTAACGTGTTAGACCAACGAAAAAATTTTAAAAAAATATTGGAAGCGTTTATACGTTTGGATATACCAGATACCCGTTTATTGGTTAAGGCAACGTGTAATAGAGAAATTACTATAAATGCACCACGGGTCGAGGTGATCAATGGATTAATATCAAATGAAGATATGGATGAGATACATCACAAGAGTGATTGTTATATAAGTTTCTCGAGTTCGGAGGGTGTAGGTATGGGGGCTGTAGAGGCGGCAATTAGGGATAAACCTGTCATCATAACGAATTATGGTGGAGCACCTGACTATATAAAAACCCCCTATATGATAGACTGTGAAATTCAAGAGTTGGAAAGTGACGACTTTTTATTTAAAAAGGGTATGCAATGGGGGAAACCCGACTTTAATCAACTCTTGGAGTTCATGAGAGAAGTGTATACGAAAAATTTGAGATATATGGATCATGAGTACACGAAAAATCTCACATCAAAAGAGGTAATATTAAGAAAATTCGCGCTCCACATAACCGGTGATGAGTACGACAACACCGGTAAGAATGGCACCAGTAGTTAATGAACCCTTTTGAGCGATGAGTAACATGTTTATATCATCAATGAAACTTACACCAGTGGGTTTTTTTATAAACTCTGGCAACATTTTTGCGATAACTAGATATACTATCATAGAAATGAAAACAGGTTTTAAATCGTCCTGATCCATTATCTACTATAATTAAATAAAATTATTTACATTTTAATAATTTACCCATGGGTACCACTTTCCCGTTTATAGAATGTTTTTTACAGTAACAACCATTAACAGCTTTAAACGAACATCTCGCACCCTTGAGTGTTGACGCCTGACAAAGTTTGTCGACGTGTTTATGTTCATGAATACTTGTTGGAACTTCATCGATAATGATAGCCACCCGTGATTTTTTCTTCGTTTCGAGTTCTTTGTATCTGTTTCTCATTTTAAATATACTCCTCGCCAGGTGCTCACAGGCATCATCAACTGTTGCTCGCCCACTTACCAAGAGTGCTGAATGAACTGATTCTTCGTAAGTGGACATATTGCTTGTATTATATTTTGTATTTGTGAATCCGACTTAGGTTTCATTCTGTTTTCATCATATCGAAACCCTGAGATTTCAATTCCTAACATTTAAAGTATACAGACATTATTATTACATGTATGTATATCGCATGGTATTCAGAATGTTATTTATGTCAAGCTCCATTAAATCCTGTCATACGAACAAAGGACGCCAATAACAAAAAATTTGTGCGATATTATAGAAAAATACGACCATTATTTTTATATAACAATGAAAAATTTATGTCATTCGTACATGGTGCAAAGGTAAAGAGGGTATGCTTTTCGTGTTTCAAGTATAAACCGAAACTGACACTACACTCAATAAAAGATCGAGAACTCGGTTTATGCTACAATGTATTACCCAAAAGTAAGGCGAAAACGTGTACTGAGATAATGTCATGGTATGAGGGGCTTATCAGAGAAGCATATAAAAGAAGATTACGTATATATAAATGAATACACCTCATCCAGTTCCATACGTGAAGAAATAGAAACTTAAGTAACTTGAATATCGAAACTTTCACAGGAATGACATCTTTGTGTGAAACAGCCCAGCGTTTGATTACAGAGACTTTGTCTCGTGATGAAATTCGAGCGATATTTAACGAAATTGCTTATGGGTTAAATTCACAAGAAACATCACGAGAAGAAAGACGATTTATATTGAAGGTATTAGAAGATTTAGGAAAATTAGAGTAGCACGATAAAAAAAACTGTAATACGTTTAATTAAATATAGCCTAAGTCAACATTATACACATGAAAATAACTATGAATAAAATGGATCATCTTCAAAAATTGAAAAATCATCTCATTGACAAATACAATTTCACACTCCCAGATGGGTGGGGGATTAGATATTCTCAAAGACGGAAAGCGAACGCTCGACCAGATCCATACTACTATTCACCAAATCATGATATATCTAATCTGTCCTCACCTTTGAGATCATTCAGAGACGTTGAAGAATATCTCGGTCTTTCACAAACACATGAAAAGATGTCAGACGCCTCTTACATATATATTCTCACAACAGAATCTTTCCCTGAAGTTAAGATCGGTGAATCTATACACCCTACTCAAAGAGTACGTGAACTTAATACAAGTGTTCCGTATAAATTCAACATCTATGCCAAATTTAAATCACCGTTTCCAGTGATAAAAAACAAAACCACTACATCTTCATGCAAAACAAAAAAACTTGAAGATATTTTTCATGCTCGTTACGCACATCTCCGTGCACCAAACGGCGAATTTTTTGCTGTCGAACCTGATATGGTTATAGATGAATTCGAAGAAGATGTTGAGTGTCTAACCAAATGTCAGGAGTATACACCCGAACTAATTAACGAGTATCTTGAATTGATGTTTGATGAGGCAAAACTTAAAAGTAGGTTGGACGAAATGAATGCCTAAGTTAGAATTTTGAGTTGTAATAAATTGAAGAAAAACTATGGAAAGTGTCCAAAAACTCACACATATAGAACACATTCTCAAGAGACCTGACTCATACGTGGGTCCAGTTGACCTAGGAACCGAACCTTACTGGATCCTTGATGGTCAAAAGTTCACTAAGAAGAACTTGAAATACTCCCCAGCCCTCTTGAAAATATTCGATGAAATCCTCGTCAACGCCATCGACCGTAACTCTCTCCACTCCAAACAGGTCAATTTAGTCTCCGTCTCGATTGATAAGGATGTAGGTTCAGTGACCATCGAGAATAATGGACCACTCGGCGGAATTTCTGTAAAAATGCACGAGAAAGAAGGTCTATGGAACCCTGAACTTGTATTTGGACACCTCCTCACGAGTACGAACTACGACGATACACAAAAAAGAATTGTGGGTGGCCGCAACGGATACGGTGCCAAGTTGGCAAATATTTACTCGAGTGATTTCTCGGTGGTTATTAAGGATCATGAGACGAAGCAGACATACACACAATCTTGGTCGAAGAATATGACTGTCTGTGACCCACCAAAAATTAAAAAACATTCGGGTGCTACGTCATCCGTAGCCATCACCTTTACCCCCGAGTGGAAGAGGTTCGGAATGTCCAAAATGGATGATACCATCTATAAAATTTTCCAAAAGAGAGTCTGGGATGCGAACATCTGTACAACTCAAAACTGTAAAGTGAAGTTCAATGGCGAAGTTCTTCCGAAACAAAACTTTGAGGCTTATGCCAAAATGCACGAAGGTGTTGACCAGGTTGCATCTGTAACCACCGACCGCTGGTCAGTATGCATCGGACCAGCAGAGAACGGGATGGAACAGGTTTCGTTCGTGAATGGCATCTGCACTACGAAAGGTGGTACCCACGTCGATCACGTGGCAAACATCGTCGCAAATGGCATCATTGATGACATGGCGAAGAAGATTAAACTGAAACCTCCACAGGTTAAAAATGCTTTTACGATCTTTGTAAGGGCAACGATCGAAAACCCAAACTTTTCCAGTCAGGTGAAATCTGAGTGTACAACCAAATCACAGCATTTCGGAAGCAAGTTTGAACTACCCAAGACATTCGTTAAGAATACCCTCAAGACTGGTATCGCTGATGAACTCACTGCACTCTCAAAGTTCAAGGAAATGAAAGAACTCAAGAAGACGGATGGAGCTCGAAAGTCCAAAATTACCGGTATTCCCAAGTTGGACGATGCGAACAAGGCTGGTACGGCACAATCTGGGAAGTGTACACTCATCGTGACTGAGGGTGACTCGGCGAAGACCCTCGCAGTTGCAGGTCTCTCGGTTGTTGGTCGTGATCACTATGGTGTGTTTCCTCTTCGGGGTAAGTGTAAGAATGTACGTGACGTGTCAGTCGCACAGCTTACGTCTAACCAGGAATTCAATGATCTCAAGAAGATCCTCGGACTTCAACAGGGTAAGGAGTATACCGACGTTTCCGAACTTCGATATGGACGTCTCATGATCATGACTGACGCTGATAACGATGGGTCTCATATCAAGGGTCTCATCCTCAACATGATCCACTACTTCTGGCCCAGCCTTCTAAAGTTGAACTATGTGGTGAGTATGGTGACACCCATCATCAAGGCTTCCAAGGGATCAGAAACGAAATCTTTCTACACTGATTCAACATTTCGAAACTGGTATGGAGACGGTAAACATGGGTGGCGCATCAAGTATTACAAGGGTCTCGGTACTTCTACATCCGTGGAGGCTCGTGAATATTTCAAAAAAATTCAAGAACTCACAGTGAAGTTTGATGTGGATGTCATGACAGATAAATCAATCGTACTCGCATTCGATAAGAAAAAGGCGGATGACAGAAAGACGTGGCTTCTCGAAAGTACCGCGAAGAATTCTGGCGATCTTGAAGTATCGTATGGTCATGTCAAAAACCTGGCCATAACTGACTTTGTTCACAAAGACCTCGTTAATTTCAGTCTCGCTGACTTGAAGCGGTCTATCGCGCATATGGCTGATGGACTTAAACCTTCACAGCGAAAAGTTTTGTTTTCGTGTTTTCAGAAGAACCTGACTGCCGAAATGAAAGTGGCACAACTGGCCGCGTATGTCGCCGAAAAGAGTTCTTACCATCATGGCGAAGTTTCTCTCGCGGAAACGATCGTCAAGTTGGCTAACGACTATACAGGTTCGAACAACGTCAATCTTCTCGAACCTTGTGGTCAATTTGGTACGAGACTTATGGGGGGTAAAGATGCATCTCAAACAAGGTACATCTTCACGAGACTAACTAGTGCAGCTCGAAAGATATTCGACCCTAAGGATGACCCCGTACTTAATTATCTATATGACGACGGTCTTTCTATTGAACCAGAGTTTTACGTACCAGCGTTGCCTATGGTTCTTGTGAATGGTACAGAAGGTATTGGTACGGGTTTCAGTTGTTATGTACCCCCGTTCAATCCCAAGGATATCTCATTGAATATACTCAACTTCATTAATGGAAAGGGTATTCAAAAAATGAAGCCATGGTTCAGGGGGTTTAAGGGTCGTGTATTCTACGAAAATGAAACATGGGTCACAGAGGGTATCTGGAACATGATCGGTCAAACTATCAAGGTCACAGAACTCCCACCTGGGCGTTGGACACAGGATTATAAAGAACATCTCGATACACTTACCGAAAAGAAGACTATCAGCTCATATACCAACAATAGTACAACCGAAAATGTCGACTTTGTTATTCAGGGGTACACGGGTAAAGATCTTATCAAGGACCTGAAATTACAGAAAACAATCAGGACTTCGAATATGCACCTGTTTCATCCAACTAAGGGAATTCATAAATATGAGAGTGCTGAAATGATCCTAATGGACTTTATCAAACTTCGGAGCGAATACTACAATAAACGCAAATCCCATATGGTTAATGTTCTCAAGAAAAAGGTTGAGATGTATAATCACCGCGCAAAATTTGTTACCATGGTCATCAATGGAACGTTGGCAGTTTTCAGGCGTAAGAAGAAAGATCTAGAGGAAGAGTTATCACATACGTTTCCGAAAGTTGATGGGAGTTACGACTATTTACTAAACACCAAGACGATTGACTATACAGAGGAGCGAGTAGCTGCACTGCTTATGGAAGTCAAACATTCCAGGGACGAACTCAATTTGACAATGTCTACATCACCTCTTCAGATGTGGGAAAATGATATTAAAAATATATAGACAATAGATAAGTATGGGATTGCAGGGTCCGGATCAAGGTGCGGTATTATCTCTAAATGCCATAGGTCAACAGGATACATACCTTATTAATAGTGAACCTGTACATTCTTTATTTGATTATCACTCTGAACAACATTCAAACTTCGTAAAATTTCACAAAAGTATCACAATAACAAAGCCCTTCACAGCCTCAGACTCGTGGCCATTTGGAGAAAATGTCAAAGTGAAATTTAATCCACAAAATATGGGGGATTTATTATCAAATATGTATATACATATAGAACTTCCTGGCATTGATTCAAACTCTAATATAGCTGATCAAGTTGGGCGGCATGTTATAGAATCAATTTCCATGTGTGTAGACGAGTTAGAAATCGATAAATACTATGACGACTGGGGTATAATATATGATGAATTGTACTTGGATACATCAGAAAAACGTACAAAGAGATATATGGTAAATAGAAATCAAGGAGACAACGAATCACATAAAAATGATCATATATTATCTCGACATCCTTCTAAATTGATGATACCTATACCCTTATTCTTTTCTAGAAAATATCAAGGTAGTGAATATACATCAAATTCACCAAACAGACCCTTTTTTCCTACGTGTGCAATTTACAAACAGAAAATAGAATTTGATATAAAATTTAGACCTCAAACGTTTTTCACAAACCATGGTACGGATAGTCGTACTAATATATCATTGAGTGCGTTTGATATAATAACAGAGGAATATGTTCTTTCACCAGAAGAGCGTACATATTTAATGACAAAGAAACAAACATTCATAACAGATGTGGTTAAAAAACATCCAACTGAACAGACAAGGTTAGGTGAAAATTCGATTAAATTGCAGCTAGTTCCTAATATTCCTGTGAAAACATTGAACTGGTTTCTACGGAAAATTGAATATGAAGATGAGACATCTCACGGAAGTATTTCTCCATTACCAGATGAGAATGCAAATGAACGAAAATTTTCAAATCGCTATAATTTTTCTACATCAAATGCATACACAAGCGATAATTCGTTTAATGACACACCATTAGAATCTGCCAAAATTTACGTGAATGGTCAAGATTTACCAAATATACCACGCCCAGACCATAATTATTTCAAATATGTAGTGCCATATAATACACGGTTATCTAGACCAGAAAGAAATATTTATACGTATGCATTCTCGATGAATCCGATTAATGTGGAACCTTCGGGAAGCTTAGATTTCTCTCAATTAAATTCGGATCGCACTCTATTAGATATACAATTGAAACCAAATTTAACAGACGTGTACACTTTACACTTATATTATCTCGGATATGAAACATTTACATTTGAGAATGGATTTATGACACGTGCTTATTGAATAGTGTGTCATGATGTAGACGGATATAGTCGACAATTTTATTTTTTATGCACCATTTGATAAAATTCAACTGTGCAACAGTGGTATGAATTTCATGTACGGTACCAGGAATCTTATACAAAATCTTTGTAACACGACAAAATGGATCAAACAGTTTTTTACTATAGCCGTCTAAACTTGACTTATAAGCACAATGAACACTGAAAATTCTCCCGTCGTTCGTAGTATAAGACAGATTTGTCTTCTTAGAATAATTTGTAATAAACCATTCTAGATTTCTCAAAGATATACCACTACTTTTATTTAAAAGTTCTATTAGTATAGATCCATTTTCTGGTATCGTATAAAAATTATTGATAGATGTCAAAAGAATTTCTGATTTACTCATAACAAGTTATAAAACGTAATCTCTAAATTCATTCGGTTGTAATTTACCTTCTTCACATGCCAAACATCCATGAACAAAGCCGGAGGGGAACGGATGATTATGTCGAATGACCCCTGTTGGAACAACTACTGGTGTACCAGGTCTATTTTCGTCTACATGTAAACAGCAGTAACCATCTACGACGGCTTTATTAGTACACAATTTACCATTTTTCTTTATACCCATGCAGTATATATCGTTATTTGGTGCTAAATCTCTTCGTACCTTTTTCATAGGAACACCATATAGATTTGAAACCTTTTCTGTTATACTACAGACATAGTCATGATTTTCGCGTTGAATTTTAATAATAGTCGCTTTATGCTCTTTCTTCAACGAAGAAATTTGACCCTTTTGACGTTCTATATCGTCACTAATATTTTTATTATGTTGTAGTTTGTATTCACGTATAGCATTTGCCAACTTCTCATTATATTCATCTCTACACTCTCTCTTGGTTTTTAATATTTCCTTTTTAGTTTCAATATCGGCCTGTGTGATCATACGTTTCGCCTCTTTCTGAATTAGACGTGCAACATCTTCTATGACACTTACCATAATCTATTATGAATCCTTTTTTTTAAATATATCACTGAGTAATAATTGTCGCGATTTAGAGTCGTCACTCATTTTCTTTGTTTTCTTGGATGGCCTTGCCCTAAAAAGTAATTCACCAAAAATTTCATCTTTAGCATTTTCAAATAATGGCTCTAATAAGTCACACACCGGATTTAAGAATTTATTTAAAAAGTAGTAAGGATAATCTATAGGTAAATTGTTATCCTTTGCATATATAGGATCTTCCGATTTTTCGAAAGCTTTCGCCTTAGAATCACCTGTATTAATTAATATATATGGAACTCTATCGCCTGATTGTGGCTCTGACCCAGGTTGCCGTTCACGCATTTTTCTCACCACTTGAACATGTGCCTGGTTTATATTCGTGATATGGTCACTTAATATAGAAACATTCTCACCCTTCACCTTATATGAATCAGATAGACTCTGACTCAAAATAAGTTTTTCATTGGGGACGTCTCCTTCAAGTAATTCTATCGCCCGTTTTCGGGCCAATGCCTTGGGCTCAATTGTATCCGCACTATCCAAGATAACATCAAGAAGTTCTTTACACACTTCACGCATATGCGGTGTATTATCCCGTCTAACCAATTGTAACCCTTTTACATCAATATACTCCATATTCATCTCACCGTCTTTACTCTTCGTCCATAGTTTAGCTGCGTATCGTTTTTTCGAATATAAAAAATACGGACAATATACCTTTTCCAATTCGAGATTATTGGGCGCCTTGAATAGTTTCGTACATTCATCTGCAGCCTTTTCACCTAGCTCCCAACTGTATTCTATAGCCTCCTTCCCAGTACGAGAACCCACGTCAAATTCAATCATCACACTATCAGTGTCACCATAACGAACGTGTGAACCGGGATAATTCGTCTCGACATACTTTTTAGTTTCGTCAATCATATCACGCCCTTTCATCGTGGTTGTAGATGCAATGGCAACACAAGGAAGTATCCCCTTAGACGCACCCGTAAAACCGTACACAGAGTTCATAGAAATCTTATATGCGAGCTGTTTACCGTTGTACATTTGTTTAGTCGCACCCGTGGAATTCGCCATATCTTTCTTAGCTTGTTTTCTAAACTGTTTCAGTTCCGACAAAATGCTCGGTAAAATACTGGGAACGTTTTGTGCAAATGTATGATCACCGAACCGTTCATATTCAACCCCGGGTATATCGTCGTATCTACTGTCTTGAACAAGTGTGGAATAACACAGGTTGTGCGCCATCATAATAGAAGGATACAATCCTTCAAAATCGAGTGCGGTAATTGGTGTATAATAAGCACCCGATTGAGCTTCTAACACCGTCGCACCGACATATCCGGTATTATCCACGTGCCCATATTCGTATGTTGGGACTTTGAATCCCATTTCCCGAGCCTTTTTGGTCAGCTGGCTAAACACCTTAATTTGTTGACCCCTTTCAACCAAGTAACTCAGTGGTACCCAAGTGGCTTTAGCCATCTCCAATAAGTTCATAAGTGTCGATAACTTGGCGATCAATCTATGCGGTAATAGTGTATCCTTTATACAATACTCGGCAACTTCGCGTAATTCGTTTGGATCTCCTCTCACGAAACGTGCAAACATTTCTTTCGGTGGCATGTCAATCTTCTGGTCTCCCAAATAAATCTGAGAAACATTGTTAAGTTTATATGAATCTAATTTATATTCACGTTTAACCTCGTGGAACAAATCAAAAATAAATCTTCCTGGCATTGGTACAAGTTTCAAATCATTATCACCTAACGCACTCGAAGAAAGTTTTTTACGAGATAATGTACAAGTAAAGTCTCTCAGTTTACTCATTCTATAAAAGGCTAGTGGGCAATTATTCAGCATACCACGTTCCATGATATATTCTAAATCAAACCCAAATATATTCCAACCAGTTATAACATCTACATCGTGGCGATTGATATATTCACTAAATCCCATCAGGAGATCGCGCTCGGATTTGTAACTTATAATCGAACACCCGTCAACGTTATTATCAGTATCCTTGTAACATAAACAAGTCTTGTCGTATGGTTCATCTTCACCGAAGTGTGTAAGTGATATCGCAATTTGGAAGCATGCATCTCCAGGTACAGACGGATCGGGAAATTTTCCAGTTGAACTGTGACACTCTATATCAAGCGATGCGACGACAAATGGGGCAATATCCGTCGTGTCAAATGGTTTTAGATTTCTCCAATCCTCACATTCCAAGTCTATGTCAACTTTCGTACAAAACGCGGGTTCGCACGATCCAGCCGTATCTACCCAACCCGTGGATTGAATACCAGTGCGATGCATAAATCGCAGCACTGGGTCAAGATTTGCTTCGAATATTTTTAATTTCTGAGACAGACCCGTTATAGATTTTCGTAATCGGTTACTTATATTGCGTCGAGAAATGAGATTAGCACAATGAATCTGAAGAAAATGACTCTTCTCGCCATTTTGAAATCCTTCCATATCTTTTGCTTCAACAATATCTATATCAACTATATCCGGACACGCTCCATTCACACACCTTATAAGCGAGTTATGTGTCATTGTACAGGGTATTTTCACGTAAAAATATGGTATGAATTTAGTCGTTACACATACAGACTCACCCTTTAACGTCTTACCAAAAAGACGTATGATGTGATTCTCATCTTCGTCGCGAGCATCCCAGGTGAGAACCTGGAATTGCACCATATTTCGTTATAGAGCTGAAATTTTAATATCATTTATTAATAAATGTCAGCTGCATTGATCGAACTAGTGTCTAAAGGGGTACAGGATGTGTACTTAACAGGGACACCACAGGTGTCATTTTTTCACCAAAATTACAAACGTCATACGAATTTTTCTATTAAACCTGAACGCTTAGATTATGTTGGTACTTTCGGTGATGGTAACGAGATCGTCGTTCCTCTCAGAACAAAAGGTGACCTCCTCAGTTATATATGGGTTGAGGCCGATGGTATTGGTAGTAGACAGACTAATTCTACAGGGTTTTTCAGTGATGATGCAAGTCCAACTGAATTTTCTTTGTGGATTGGTGGACAGGAGGTAACACGATTAGATTCCCTTTACATACAGGGGGTGCATAATCTGCTTTATAAACAAGATCAGGCTAAGTCTTCAATGGCCCTCACATTAGACGAAATACCAGAAAATGCACTCGGTAAAGGAGCAAACGCAGATCATTATGTGATACCATTCTTCTTTTCTGAAGACTGGACAAAATCCCTCCCACTTACTGCATTACAATATCACCAGGTTGAATTACGTATCAAGTGTAGGGGTGGAGGTACCACATTCACCCCTGGAAGCACACCCAAGATATATGGCACGTATGTCTACCTTGATTCTGATGAGCGTAGTGTTATTATCGACCATAAACACGAGATTCTTATAACACAAACACAATACCAGCCCATGTCAGCGAGCGATGTCGATGTTGATCTTACATATTTTAATCATCCTGTCAAAGCTGTACACGTAGTATCGTCTGAAGCAGATGGTGGTAAATGGGACGAAAACTGGAGCTTTGATAGTGCCACGTTATATATTAACGGTATTCCTTTATTCGAAAATATGTCATCCACGTATCATCACAATGTTGTACCTGAAATGCATTGTACGGCACTCCCTTTTGGTGCTCTGAGTACTATATCCACATATACGTGGCCATTCTGCTTAACACTAAATAAGTCTCAACCAAGTGGTTCGTTAAATTTTAGTCGAATCGATAATGCTAAATTGCAACTATCTGGAACTGGTCCACATAACGCCCGTGATGGAAAATATGTCCGTGCATATGCAGTCTCTTATAACATTCTCAGGATAAAGGATGGTATGGGAGGTGTTGCTTTTAGTAATTAATTATAAATATAAATATACGTCAACCTGATGATCCAAAACCCTTAGTTCCACGTTCAGTACTTTCAATATCTGTAACTTCCTCAATAAGAGGAGTCTCACATTTTTCTAAAATAAGTTGCGCTATGCGCTCACCTTGTTTAATTTCAAATTTCTCACTTCCCTGATTAAACAGTATAACCTTGAGTTCACCTGTGTAATCAGGGTCTATAACCCCCGCACCAGTTTGTATCCCATGTTTAACAGCAAGTCCCGACCTAGGGGCAATACGTCCATATGTACCAATAGGGATTGTTGCAGCTATACCAGTATTAACAATCCCGCGTTCCAAAGATGGAATATACATGTCAATTGTACTGTATAAGTCATATCCCACCGAACCTGGTGATGCTCGTGTAGGAATGACTGCGTTGTCTGTTAACCGTTTGATTAATAGCTTCATTTATTTATAACGTAGAAAATCTTTATCCTCTTTTATAAAATTATTTATGGTACTTAATTAAATGATCTTATTAAATCTATAAATCATTGTATTATAAACATTTGTTTCGTATATAAATGAAGCCAGAATTCTATGCGATCATGGAAGATTTAACAAATCTTATGACATACATCGATCAGATATCCGGAAAAATTCCAGAGAATTTGTATCTTGAAATGATGAATAGTATGAAACGTATTCATGCTTCGATGTCAGGTAATATAGCATTTCATGAGGACACGTTTTATTATACATCCGATGAAGATAATTATCAAATCCAAACCGACTACCCGAATGATGAACTGTTTATACATTCACCTCGTTCTTTGTCGATAGATGCCCAGCTAGAAGAAATCGATAATCATTTGGAAGACATCAGAGATGTTACATACCAAATGCAAATGGCGTGGAATAACATGTTAAATTACAGAGACGAACGTGATATATTAATCAACTCAAATAATAATAATATTCGCCGTATCACATATAAAATCAAACAAGATGCTATAGAAGATTGGTGTGAGAGGAATAAATGTTTCACGTTCTCAGGTGAGGCGTGTGAGCTTGTAGGACATGAAAACAAGAATACAGTATATCATCGTGAAGACTGGAAATGGGATAGAGTAATGAAATATGGTCTTTCCGCGATTTTATATAATATTGGAAGTGATGAAGATGTAACATCATTACGGAGTGGAGTGAAACTTGAATTGGATGATATTACACTGAAAACATATAAATGTCTGATTGG